GGAAAAGAAGGATCCGCGCCGAACCCTCCGCAGCTCCGTCCGAACCCGAACCCCTCACGGCCGCCCGCCTGTGCGACGCCCTGCGCGAAGCCCTGCCCCTGGCCGAGTCCTGCGCCCTGGGCCTCGACTGGCTGGCCGGCCGGATCGGGGCCGATGCCCCGCAGCTCGCGCACCTGTGCGCGGCCGAGGGCCTGACGGTCTTCGAGAACGACCTCATTTTCCAGGGCGTCACGCAACCGTGCGTGAGCGTCAACAAGAAGCTCCGCGAATGGCTCAAGCAATAAAGGAGATACCCATGATCCTCTGCCCATCCTGCAAATCCACCGCCACCGTGCCCGAGTACCGCTTCCGCTGCGGCGTGCAGACGGAAACCCGTTCCTGCCTGGACTGCGGCCACACCTGGCCCGCCGCCTCCCAGTACCCCCCGGCCACGGAGGAACCCGAGGAGGAGCTGGCGTCCATTACCTCCATGAACGTCACGGTCAGCCCGGAGTTGTGCCGGTCGATCCGTGAAAACCATGCGGAGCCAGGCTGCCTCGCCCCTCTCCCCCAGTCCTGCCACATCCGCCTCATGGCCGAGGCCCTGACCCGCATCCGCGAAGTCACCGCCCTGCCGGACGCGCCCCTGGCCGAGCTGCCGGACCTGATCGAAAACCTCCTCTCGGAGCTGGCCGACCGCCAAATCCGGGCCGACATCGAGCCGAGCGCATGAGCCTCGAAGCCCGCGTCAAGGCCGCCCTGGCCGCCCATCCGGACGACAAGGACATGAAGCTCCTTGCCGCCGGATGGTCCGAGGCGCGGCAGCGCTTCGCGGCCGACCGCTCCCCGGCCAACCGCCGGGACTGGAAGGCCATGGAGACGGACCTGGCCAAGCTCCTGGACGCCCTGGACTCGCCACCGTCCCCGGCCGCCCCCGACGCGGAACCCCAGCACGGCCCCGTCTGCCCCGAGGCCTCGGGCTGGCCCAACCCCCTGCCCAACCGCCGCCAGGCGGCGCAGTTCCTCAGGGCCATGGGCTTTAGGTCCGTGCAGGGCAAGGCCGTGCCCGAGCGCACCATCTACCGCTACATCGAAAAGGGCGTCCTGGGGCCGGACTTCGGCTCCGGCGACCAGTTCAGCCAGCGCACGCTGATGGAGTTCGGCAAGCGCAAGCTGGAGAGCATCCCCGGCACCCCGGCAGAGCGCTACATTCCCGGCGACCGCGACGTGCGCCGGGCCATGCAGCCCGTGGCCGGCGGCGACGCGGACCGCAAGGCGTCCGCCCACGCCCGGCTCATGGAGGCCCAGGCCGAACTGAAGGAGATCGAGGTCAAGCGTGCCCGGTCCGAGGTGGTGGACATCCTCCTGGCCGACCGCGAGCAGGCCGATTTCTGCCAGGCCGTGCGCATGCATCTGTCCCCCATGGTCCGCTCCACGGCGGACCAGGTCCTGGCCCTCCTGGGCGGCGACACGGAGTACGCCCGCGAGATCATCGCCCTGGTCGGCGGCGATCCGGACAAGGCCGACGACCTGTCCGCCTGGGTCTTCTCCCGGCGCCCCGAGATCGTGGCCATGTACAAGCCCTACCTGCGCCGCGCCCTGGACACCTTCGTCTCGGGCAAGTGGCTGACGGAGGAAATGCGCCAGGAATGGGCGCGCTACCAGCAGGGCCGCGAAAAGGCGGAACTCGAAACCATGCTCCGCCTCATCCACGCCACCGCCGGCAACCCCTCCCTGGCCAAGGCGGCGCTTGAACATTTTTACGTCAGAGGATTTGAATGATGAGGCTGCCCATATCAACCCCGTTCGCGGGACCAAGTATCATCGTCGATCTGTTTGCTGGTGGCGGCGGCGCCTCCGAGGGCATCCGCATGGCGCTGGGCCGCGACCCGGATCTGGCCATCAATCATGACCCCGAGGCCGTGGCCATGCACCGAGAAAACCACCCCGGCTGTCGTCACCTGATCGAGGACGTGTGGAGCGTCGACCCGAGTTGGGCGACACAAGGGCAGCCCGTGGCGCTTCTGTGGGCCTCCCCGGACTGCACGCATCACAGCAAGGCTAAGGGCTCCGCGCCGACCAGGGACGACAAGAGGCGCAGCTTGGTCTGCGTCATTACGGACAAGTGGATACCTTCGACGTGGCCCGAAACGATCATCATGGAGAACGTCGAGGAAATCACGTCATGGGGTCCGCTGGACTGCGCGGGCAGGATCATCGAATCGGCCAAGGGCGATACCTGGCGCTGGTTTCTGAGGCGCCTGCGCCGGTACGGCTACCGCGTCGAGTTCCGGGAACTCCGGGCCTGCGATTTCGGAGCGCCGACGATCCGCAAGAGGCTTTTTCTGATCGCGAAGCGTGGCAATGGCCGGATCGTGTGGCCGGAACCAACGCACGGCCCAGGGCGCCCCGAGCCGTACCGGACGGCCGCAGACTGCATCGACTGGTCCATCCCGTGTCCGAGTATTTTCGAGCGTAAAAGGCCATTGGCCGATGCGACCATGCGCCGGATCGCCAAGGGGATCATGCGGTATGTGGTGCAGACCGAGCGGCCTTTCATCGTCAATTTGACGCATGGAGTTCGTCTGGAGGACATCGCCAGCCCCATCAACACGATCACCTGCGCGAACCGTGGCGAGAAGGCGCTCGTCGTGCCTGTGCTTGAAGCCCATTACGGAGCGAAGGGTGGCAAGGATCTGCGCGTGCATTCTGCGACAGAGCCGACTAGGACTGTGAGCACAGAGAATCGGTTCGGCCTCGTCACGGCCTTCTTGGCCAAGCACTACGGCGGGGTCGTCGGTCACGGTGTCGGGCAGCCCCTGGGGGCGGTCACGACGGTTGACCATCACAGTCTCGTGACGGCCAGTATCCAGAAGTTCTACGGAACATCAGTGGGTAGCGGGGCCGACGAGCCACTGCATACGATAACTGCCGGGGGGACAAATGGGGACGGCCGCAAGCATAGCTTGCTCTCCGCTCACCTGGTCAAGCTGCGCGGCTCCTGCAGGGATGGGCAGGCCCTCGACGCTCCGGCCCCGACAATCACGGCGGGCGGGACACACGCGGCCCTCGTTCACGCATTCTTGCTCAAGTATTACGGCGCCGACCAAGACCCGCGCCTTGAATCCCCCCTGCACACGATTACCACCAAGCATCGTTTCGGCGTCGTGACCGTCCACGTCGAAGGGGAGCCGTATTTTATCGCCGATATTGGCCTGCGGATGCTCCAGCCCCGCGAGCTGTTCAGGGCACAGGGGTTTTCTGATGACTACATCATCGACCACGTAGACGGGCGGATACTGACAAAAACGGCACAAGTCAGGATGTGTGGAAATTCCGTGTGCCCGCCGATGGCTGCGGCGTTGGTCCGGGCGAACGTCAGCGCGGCCACGCTGGGCAGGGCGGTAGCATGATCACCCGCCACCAGCTCCGCACCGCCCTGCCAACCATCCACGCCGGCGCGCTCCAGGCCTGGGGCTCCCGGCCGTGGATCAGCACGGCCGATTTCGCGGAGCGGCATTTCAAGCTCGTGGTCGGACCCGACGCCGGGCAGTTTTTCCGCCACGACCGATCCCCCTACGCCCGGCCGATCATGGACCTGTGGGACAATCCCTGGACGCGCAAGATGTTCGTGGCCGCCCCGTCCCAGACCACCAAGACGACCATCGCCTACGCCTGCCTGGCGGCCGAGCTGCACCGCGACCCGTCACCGGCCGGCGTGGGCATGCCCGACGAGGCCACGGCCAAGCGCGTCATCGAGGAAAAGCTGGGTCCGCACTACGAAAAATCCCCGGAGCTGCGCGCCGACCTGACCGCCCGAAACGCCGTCCAGGCCACCAAGATCCTGCTCAAGGGCGCCCGCATCTACGCCATGTGGTCCGGCTCCGAGTCCTCCATGTCCAGCGTGACCATGCGCGTCATCGTCATCGACGAGGAGGACGCCTACAACGACAAAAGCGCCGCCTCGACCATGGAGGAGCGCGCCATCTCCTACCCCGACGACTGCAAGATCATGCGCATCAGCAAGCCGCGCGGCACCGAGGCCGAGAGCACCCTTTTCCGCGACATGAAGCGCCAGGCCCAGGCCGTCTACCAGTGGGAGACGGTCTGCCCGGACTGCGGCCACCGTCAGGTCATGGACGTCAAAAACATCGTCGTGCCCGAGGACGTGCGCGACCCGGCCGAGATCCGGGGCAAGCGCCTGGCCCGCTACCGCTGTGCCGGCTGCGGCAGCCTCTGGACCGACCACAAGCGCAATCGCGCCGTGGCCGCCGGCCGCCTGGTCACGGACAGTCCGGTGGAACGTCCCGAGATCGTGGCTGTGCATCTGCCGTCCTGGAACTCGCCCCAGATCAGCCTGTCCACGGTCCTGGCCGCCTGGTTCGAGGCGCACCAGTCCGGCCTGCAAAAGGAAAAGGTCAAGTTCGATAACGACCACCGCGCCGTGCCCGGCAACGTCGTGGCCCTGGTCACGGACGCCGACCGCGTGCGCCAGATGATAACCGACCGGCCGCCCATGATCGTGCCGGCCGAGGCCTGGTGCCTGACCTGCGGCATCGACGTGCAGATGGTCGGCTTCTGGTTCGCGGTCCGCGCCTGGGCCAGGGACTACACGTCCTGGCTGGTGCAGTACGGCTTCCTGGACGCCTGGCTGGACGTGGAGCGCCTGCTCGACTCCACCTGGCCCGTGGAGAACCGGGACGACATCGTCATGGGCCTGTGGCGCGCCGGCATCGACACCGGCGGTCACGAGAAGGGCCAGACCAGCCACGGCTGGAGCCAGTCCGAGGAGACCAAGTCCTGGCTCTACGAGCAGGAAAGCCGGGGCATCGTCTACGGCACCAAGGGCGCGAGCGCCAAGCAGGACGCCGTCGTGCGCGCCGTGACCGCCGGCGTGGACCCGGAAGTGCCGGCCGGCATGCAGAGCAAGATCGTGCTGCGCCTGATGGACACGGGCTACCTCAAGAGCCAGATCCAGGCCCGCATGCAGCGCGACGCCCACATCCCCATGTGGCTGCACCGCGAAACAGGCGACGACTACATCCGCCAGATTTGCGCCGAGCGCCAGGTCCAGGACAAAAACGGCCGCCTGATCTGGGAGGCTCGCGGAGCCAACCACCTGCTGGACTGCGAGGTCATCAATTCGGCCTGCGTGCATGTGGACTGGGCGCCCAACATGCGCCAAGCCCTGGCCCAACCGGACTGGAGATTCCTGCGCAAGCACCGCGCCGCCACCCCGGAGAACACGCGCAGCCCTCTGTACGGCCGCCGCATCAACCCCAACGCCCGCTAGGCCGCGTAAACAGACCGTTGACGCGATATTTACGCCAACCCCAAGCCCGTCACTAAGGAGACGCCAAATGCCCGAGAAACCCCTCAAGCCCCCCGTGGACATCGAGACCCTGCGCGCCATCGTGCGCAACGTGCAGCACGGCAAGGCCGTGGACTACGACACTTCCACCGGCTTCACTTGTCGCCTGTGCGGCCACCGCGCAGACGGTCGCGGACGCGGCGTGCGTCGCACTATGTATCAGTCCGGCGGCCTGGTTACGCGCTACCTGACGTGTCCCAAGTGCGGCCTGGACCTCAAAGGTTTTGAACCTCGTGGCGAGGAATCCGCAAGGAGCACCCATGGAAATTACAAATAGAGCGCTGGAGACCCTCGAACCCTACGCCCGCAACTCCCGCACGCACAGCCCGGAACAGGTCGCGCAGCTCGTGGCCAGCATCCGGGAATACGGCTGGACCAACCCGGTCCTCATCGACGAGCGCGGCGGCGTCATCGCCGGACACGGCCGCATCATAGCCGCCCGCCAGCTTGGCATGGCCGAGGTCCCCTGCATCGTCCTGGCCGGCCTGACCGAGGCCCAGAAAAAGGCCTACATCATCGCCGACAACAAGCTGGCGCTCAACGCGGGGTGGGATGAGGAGCTGCTGCGGCTGGAACTGGAGGATCTCAAGGGGCTTGACTTCGATTTGGGATTGACCGGCTTCAGCGCCGCAGAAATCGACTTGATTTTTCCCGCTCCCGAAAAGAGCGGACTCACGGACCCGGACGAGGTGCCGGATGTACCTGCGGAGCCAGTGAGCAAGCCGGGGGATGTGTGGATACTGGGGAGGCATCGGGTCATGTGCGGGGACAGCACAAACGCGCACGATGTTGGCATGTTATTTGCGGGGGGGGGTATGCCACGCCTGATGGTGACGGACCCGCCGTATGGCGTTCAATATGATGCAAAATGGCGCAACAATGCGGGCATTTCCAGCGGTGGAGCGCATGGAGTCGTCCTCAACGATGACATAGCGGACTGGAGCGCAGCTTGGGCGCTTTTTCCCGGAGACGTGGCGTATGTGTGGCATGCTGGCAGCAAATCGCACATCGTTGCGGAGAGCCTGCTCAGAAACGGTTTTGAAATCCGGACTCAGATAATATGGGCAAAAAACCAGCTCGTGATCGGACGCGGCGATTACCATCCGCAGCATGAGCCCTGCTGGTATGCTGTCCGCAAAGGGAAGGCGGGCCGGTTTGTCGGGGGGAGAAAACAAAAAACGATATGGCGGTTTGTGGCGGACATGGTGCGGCCAGACGAAAAGGTTTTTGTCTGCCCGGATGGAAACACACTGCTTGCAATTTCCGGCGACGAGTCGACTGTCTGGGAGATCCCCAAGCCGCTCAAGTCAGAAACAGGCCATAGCACGCAAAAGCCGGTGGAGTGCATGGCCAGGCCGATCCGCAACAACTCTCAAAGAGGCGATGACGTGTATGAGCCTTTTTGCGGGTCCGGGACAACCGTTATCGCTGCGGAACAAACTGGCCGCAACTGCTACGCGATGGAGCTGAACCCTCCCTACGTCGACGTCACCGTCCGTCGCTGGCAAAACTTCACCGGCCAAAAAGCCTTCCTGGAATCAACCTGCCAGCCGTTCCCAAATTGAAACAAGCAAGCCCGCGCACAGCCCAGCAAGGGGCTTTTTTTATTGTCGATTTTATATTGTTAATATATAAACAATTTATTGACAATAAATAAACAAAAATATAAGAATGAACTCGACAAGCAACCCCAACCCCCGGCGGCAACCGGGACCAAAAGCAGGAGAGACACCATGAAAACTTTGAGAGAGCTTGCAGAACTGGTCAACGAGCGCGAAGGCGACCTGGCTTACGGATCTGAAACCGGCCTGCTCGGGGCATTTGTAGACAAGTACGCCACGACGGACGCCTGCATCCACGAGCGCGGCGAAGAGCCCGTCAGCGACGAGGAGTACCAGGCATGGGCGGACGCCTACGCCAAGATGGAGCGCCTCGAAGCCGCCGGAGAGGACTACGACATCAACGACCTGTTTTAACCTGTCTCCGGGAGCCCAGGCTCCCGGCTTCCATCGCGTCCGGGAATCGTCCCGGTCGCGCAGAAGCCGCGACAAACACGGAGGGCAAAGTGTCACTAATACGAATAATGGACGGTCCGTTTGCCGGCGAGTGGGTAGAGCATGACCCAGTCCCTGATATTTTGAAGCTCCACGATTTCCGGGATGCCCCCGAGTTTAGCCCTGACGCAGAAGCGAAAACCCTTGTGTACCGCGTAGATGAATACGCCGATTCCCCGCAATTCAGGGCGCACCTCGTCACATCTACGGACTAATTAAAGAGAGAGCCCATGCCCAAACCAAAACCAGCCCCGGCCCTGAACGCTGTCCTCACCGCCCTGGACAAGGCGACCCGGGCCGCCCTTTCGCCAGAGGATACCAAGACCATCTACGCCATTGGCCTCCAGATCCTGGCCATGCGCAAAAAATACGAGGAGCAGTAAAATGGCTGACATCAAGAAAAAATCCGTCACCTTTTCAGTCCCGCCCAACTTCGTTGCCCAACTGGAGATGCGCGCCGACTTGTTTCCCGGCATGAACCGTTCCAGCCAGCTCATGGCCGACTTGAGCAACTATTGGTCCATCCTTGAAAACGGCCTGGCCCGTGCCCGCAAGATACTGACCCAGCGTGAGGCGCAGATGATCCTGGACATCCAGAACGGGTCTTACCTGGGCACCGGCAGCGAGGTGGTCATGTGGATGCAGACCGGCCTGCTGCACAATGTCAGCGACGGCATGGACTTGAGCGACTACCACGTTAAATGGGGCGTAGACCGCGAAGTCGTCATGTACAAGCTCACGACCATGGGCGACGTGCCGCGCCTGTCCCTTATCGACTGGTGTTCCCGCATGTGGGGGCGTCACGAAAATGGCGGGCTCTGGTCCTCGGAAATATCCCAATTCCTCCCCGACGAAAACCCGGAACTCATGAATCGTAACCGGGCCATATCCGAAGAGGAAATTCACGCGCGCGCCAAAAATCTTTTCGAAAAAGGATAACGCGACCGCCACGCTACCCCCAAGGCCCGCCCCCTCGCGGGCCTCTTTTTTTTCCGTTCGTAGAAAACGTGTCATTGCGCCAAACCTCAACTCCGTGATTTCTTGCGCCAAAAGTACCGCAACCCACGGAGAGCCCCCTTGGCCCTGACCACCGCACAGATCGACGCCGCAATCCAGGACATCCTGGAGAAGGGCCAGTCCGTGACCGTCGACGGCGTGATCTATACCCGCGCCAACCTGGCGGACCTACGAGCCCTGCGCTCAGAGATCGCTACCGAGGCGACCGCCGCCACACATGGCAACATCCTGTCCCGGTCCCTGGTCGGAGCCCTGCGCAGATGAAGCCCTACATCCGCACCAACCGCCCGACCCTGGGCCGCACGCCGCGCCGCGAAGGCGCGTCCACCCAGGGTCACCTCTCAACCTGGACGCGGTCCATCGTCAGCCAGCAGCTTGCCGAGATGGAAAAGCGGCGCATCGGCGACCGCGCCGCCGACCTCTACACCAACGACGCCATGGGCCACGGCCTTCTGGAATCGCTCATTGTCGAGGCCGTGGGCATCGGCCTCACGCCACAATTCTCACCGGACCACGAGGCCCTGGGCATGTCCCAGGCCTGGTCCGACGAGTTTTCGGCCGGTCTGTCCCGCCTGTGGGGCCGCTTCGGCCTGGACGCCCGCAAGTTCTGCGACGCCCAGCGGAGGCTGGGCATCTACGGCCTCCAGCAGCTCATGTATTTTGCCTGGAAGCTGACCGGCATCGGCCTGGCCCAGATCGTGCGCCGCGATGACGCCATCGCGCCCACGCCCCTGTGCGTGCTGCCCATCGACCCGGCACGCCTGGTCACGCCCTCGGATCGCCCGTCCAACCGGATCTACGACGGCGTGGAGATCGACGACTTCGGCGCGCCCGTCAACGTCTGGCTGGCCAGGCCCGAAACCATGAGCCCGTTCAAGACGAGCTACCGCGCCGAGGAGTGCCGGTCCTGGCCCGTGCGCGACGCCAAGACCGGCCTGCCGCGCATGCTCCTGGTCACGGGCGTGCGCAACGTCGCCGAATACCAGCAGGACTCGATCCTCGCGCCCATGATCGACGACATGCGCAACAACCGCGATTTCGTGTCCGCCGCCCTGGTCCGGGCCATGATGAGCAACCTGTTTTTCATGTTCCTGGAGAACAGCGCCGCCAAGCCCGCCGGCGACGACCTGGCCAGCCGCATCGTGGAGCTGGACAAGGGCACCATCCTCCAGGGCGCGCGAACGGAAAAGCCCCACTTTTTCAATCTCGACAACGCCCCGGACGGCTACCGCGTCATGTTCGACAGCATCGTGGACCGCCTGGGCATGGCCACGGCGCGCGGCGCGGAAAACGTCATCCGCAAGTACCAGGCCAGCTACAGCGCCAGCAAGGCCAGCATGGTCAAGGCCGCCCAGGTCAACTCCACGGACCACATGGTCCTGAACGACAATTTCAACCAGGTCCTTTTGATGTGGTTGATCTACGAGCGCGCCGTGTCCGGAGCCCTGCCGGTCCCGTCCATGGCCACCCTGCCCCAGGACCTCTACGAGCTGTCCCTGTGCCGCTGGCTGCCCCAGCCCATGCCCGAGATCGACCGCCAGAAGCGGGCCACGGCCATCAAGACGGAGCTTGAGACGCACCAGATCACCTACTCCGACGTCTGCGGCGAACGCGGCCAGGACTGGCGCAAGCACATGCGCCAGAAGGCCATTGAGCTGAGTTACATCAAGGGCCTGGAAGCGGAGTTCGGCATCAGCATGGCCGTGCCCGACGCGCAGCAGCCCGAGGCCCAGGAGCCGGACGACAAGGACGGCACCGACAAGGAGACCGAAGATGAGTAAGACCAAGATCGCCCAGATCCTGTCCGGCCGCATCTGGGCGCTGACCCCGTCCAAGCTGGAGGAGGTCAGCCTGTTCGTGGAGGCCCTGGTGGACGGCCGTGCCCCCGGCTGGCCCTCCGCCGCTGCCGACGCGCAAGGCATCGAGACGGCCGCCTCCCCGGCCGGTCCGTCCTATGCCCGCTACACGGCCGACCCCAAGACGGGCGTCGCCGTCATCCGCATCGAGGGCGTCATCGAGCGCCGCGCCAATATGGTCGGCGCGTTCTCCGGCGGCACGTCCACGCAGATGCTCGCCCAGTCCATCGTGGACGCGGCGGCCGACGAGGACGTCACGGCCATCGTCCTGGACATCGACAGCCCCGGCGGCTCAGCCCTGGCCCCGTCGGAGGTCGCTGCGGCCATCGCCAAGGCGCGCCAGACCGTGCCCGTGGTGGCCTGGACCGGCGGCCAGATGTGCAGCGCGGCCTACTGGATCGGCGCGGCCTGCGACTCCATCGTGGCCATGGACACGTCCGTGGTCGGGTCCATCGGCGTGGCCCTGGTCCACTACGACCGCAGCGCCAAGGACGCCAAGGACGGCGTTACCCGCACCGTCCTGTCCGCCGGGACCTACAAGCGCATCGCCAGCGACGAAAAGGCCCTGTCCGACGAGGGTCGCGAGTACCTCCAGGGCCAGGTGGATGCCTACTACACAAAGTTCGTGGACGCCGTGGCCTCCGGGCGCGGTGTCACGGTCGAGACCGTGCTGGAACGCATGGCAGACGGCCGCATCTTCATCGGCGCCGAGGCCCTGCAAGCGGGCCTCGTTGACCATATCGGCACATTTGAATCGGCCCTGGAGATCGCCAGGGAAAAAAGGAGAAGCACCATGACCAAGACCAGCGACGCCAAGGCGTCCCAGCTCTCCGGCGTGACCCTGGAGGACCTGACCCAGTCGCGCCCGGACCTGATCCAGGAGGCGACCGCCTCCGCCACGGCCCAGGCCAAGGCCGAAGCCAAGACCGCCGTGGCCACGGCCACGGCCGACGAGCGCGCCCGCGTCGTCGAGATCCTGGAGACCGGCGGCGACCCGGCCGTGCTCCTGACCGCCGTCAAGGACGGCACCCCGGCCGCCGGAGTCTACAAGCTCCTGTACCAGGCCCGGCAGACGGCCCAGGACCAGGCCAAGGCCGACCTGGACAAGAGCCTGGACGACAACGCCGGGGCGAGCGGAGTCAACAAGGCCGACCGCGACGCGCCCGACGCCCTGACCAAGGAAGCCCAGCTCGCGGCCAAGACCAAGGCGCACATGGCCGCCAACCCCGGCGTGGCCTTTGACGCCGCCCTCAAGGCCGTCATGGCCGCCAACCCCGACCTCGCGCAGGCGTAGGAGGAAATATGCCCTGGACCGAAGGAAACCCCAGTTTTGTGGCCGGTGAGGCCCTGGAACGCTACCGCCGCGTCAAAGTCCACACGGACGGGACGCTCCTCTATGCCGACGCCGACGACCCCGGCGACGGCGTGACCCTCTACGCCGTGGCCGCCGGCGACGTGGCCGCCATCGTGCCCCTGGCCGCCGACCGCTCCGTGGAGATCGAGGCCACCGAGGCCGTGGGCCTGGGCGTGGACGTGTACGCGGCCGCCGACGGCAAGGTGCAGCTCCTGCCCATCGCGGCCGGCACGTACTACAAAATCGGCAAGGCCCTGGAAGCCGCCGGCGCCGCCGCCGACGCCATCGAAATCCTGCCCCGCCAGGTCGGCCAGGCCGAAACCGTCACTGAATAGGAGATGAATCATGCAGCCCAATAAAGGAACCGCCAAGCCCCGCCCGATCCTCTCGGCCGCCGCCAGTCAGGTCATGACCAACGCGCCCCTCAACGGGTTCATCGCGTCGCGGATCTTCCCGTATTTCCCGGTCCCCGAGGCCCACGGGATCTACCCCGTCATCCCGGCCGCCGCCCTCTTCAATGTGCCCGAGACCAAGCGCGGCGAACGTGGCGCCTACTCCAGGTCCACCGAGAACTTCGAGTCCGGCCAGTTCTTCACGAAGGAAAACGGCCTCGAAATGCCCGTGGACCAGCGCTTCGCCAAGCTCTACAGCTCCATGCTTGACCTGGAGCTGTTCACGACCCGCCTGTGCGCCGAAAAGGTTCTGCGCGCCCAGGAAGTCCGTGTGGCCGCCAAGGTGTTCAACACGTCGAACTATCTGAGCACCGGCGCCAGCGCCGCCTGGGACGTGGCATCCACGGACGTCAAGAAGGACATCATCCTCGGCCGCGCCATCCTGCGCGCCAAGGGCCTCGAGCCCAACGCCCTGATCCTGGCCTACGACCTGTTCGAAAAGCTGACCCTCAACTCGACCATCATCGTCGCCGCCAAGGACATGTTCCCGGACGCCGCCAAGACCGGCACCGTGACCAAGGCCATGATCGAGGCCTACCTGGGAGTCCCCGAGATCGTCGTGGCCGGCGCCATGAAGAACACGGCCAACCGCAACAAGGCCGCCTCCCTGTCCGGCATCTGGTCCGACTCCTACGCCATGCTGTGCCGCATCGCCTCCGAGGGCGACGACATCACCGAGCCCTGCATCGGCCGCATCATGCGCTGGAACGAGGGCGTCGGCGAGGAGTTCGTCGCCGAGACCTACTACGAGGACCAGGTCCGCGCCGACATCGTGCGCAACCGCCACGACACGGCCGAGGTCCTGCTCATGTCCACGGACGAGGACTCCGGCGCCGCGAAGTCCAAGATCAGCTACAACTCCGGCCTGATCTTCACCGGCGTCAAGACCACGTAACCTCAAGCAGCCCATTTGAGATAGGCCCCGGCTGGTATCCTCCTGGACGAGCCGGGGCCGCCTTGAAGGATCGACATGGAAGATTTTGCGGATCAGGCATCTATAGCCAGCGAAGGCCATACGCGGCCGAGCAGCTATGCAGGGGCCTTGGTCGAGTGGCCCTCAACCCGGCCATGCTGCCGGCAGGCTTGGAGCATGCCGAGTACATGGACATCTGTCTGGCCATGATCCGTAGCGCGGACACAATTTATCTTCTCCACGGCTGGGAGCAGAGCGAGGGCGCCCAGGCCGAGACCACTACGCCAAGAAGATCGGCAAGCAACTCGAATACCAAGGGGCCCCTCGATGAATGACGCGGATTGGATCAAGTTTCTCCTGGGAGTGATGTTCACCCTGCTGTGCTCCTGGGGGTCCTACATGGCCGGAGCTCGGGGAAAGATGTCTGTGTCTCAGTGCGCCAAGTGCCAGGCGCTCTGCCAGGAAAAAATGATCGCGCGCATCGACGCCGAAGCGGCAAAACGCGATGAACTGGCCAAAAGTCAGGACAAGCTTGCCGCCTCTCTCTACAAGAAGAACGAGATCCTTTTCCGGATGGTGCGGGCCCTCGTCGTGCACAGCAGCATCCCCAAGGACGAACAAGAGAAGATCCTCAACGACAGGGAGGCAAAGTGAAGAAACTGAACCTGCAGATCCGGATGTTTTGGTGCGCGCTCTTCGCGTGTGCCCTGTTGGCCTTGGTCTGGTCGATCTCGCCGCAGCAGGGGCCGGTCATTGTCTACAAGATCTCCCTCGTCATGCTGGCAGCGTTCACCGGCTACTGGGTGCACCGCTGGGTGTTCCCGTACGCCAGGCCGGATCGATTCCTGACCAGCGAGGGGCTGGTCATGGTCAACCACAAGCGGGTCTTTGCCGCGGCCCTGATCTGCCGCGCCATCGTTGTCGGATGCGCCATGCTGGCCGTTGGGATGGGCCTGTGAGCAAGTTCAAGCTCTGCCTCATCATCCTCGCCGCTTTGGCGTGGCTGTTGGCCATCGCCTCCTGGGCCATAAGCGCGCCGGCCATCCCTCAGCGGGCAATGCAGCACCGCGCCCTGCTGACGCGCGAAGCCAGGGCCCAGTGGGGCCTCGATGCGCCGGTGGCGACGTTCGCTGCGCAGATCCACCAGGAGAGCGCATGGCGCCATGACGCGGTTTCCCCTGTCGGCGCCCAGGGCTTGGCGCAATTCATGCCTGGCACGGCGCGGTGGCTTCCCGAGGTTGCCCCGGAAACGGGCGAGCCCATGCCGTTCTCCCCCTCCTGGTCCATCCGGGCCATGGTCACATACGACCGTTGGCTCTGGCGCAAGGTCCGCGCGGCCTCGGAATGCGACCGTATGGCCATGACGCTCTCCGCCTACAACGGTGGGCTCGGCTGGCTGCAGCGCGACCAAGCCCTTGTCGAGTCCATCGGCATGAACCCCGGGATGTGGTCGCACGTGGCCATGGTCAACGCCGGTAGGTCGGCCGCGAATTTCAAGGAAAACAGAGGGTACCCGACCCGGATCCTGCATGTGCTGACAAATCTATACAGGGCGGCAGGTTGGGGAAAGGGGGCCTGCGATGATCGGTAGCGCCCTGAGCCTCATCACCGGCCAGCGGAGCTGGATCCCGCTGGCCGCCATGGCCGCCCTGCTCTTGGCCGCCTGTTCCTGGATCTACGTCCAGGGCCTGCGAATCGACGCTGCCCGGGCGGACGCCGCCAGGCAGATCCAGGCCGAACAGGTTGCCCACAATGCTACGCGCGGCCAGCTCGCCGCAGCTGGTCACGAGATCGTGCGGTTGCAGTCCCTGCTGGATGTGGCCCGCAACGCGACGGTGACCGTGCAGGACAGCCTGCGTGACGCTCTGCAGCGCGAGGCCGAGGCCGTCAGCGCCGCCGCTGCGCGCAAGCAGATCCTGGACAAGATGCGGACCCGCGTCCGGACCGAGGCAGAAAAACTGGAGGTTGTCGACGATGCGACGCGCGATGCTGTTGCTGCTCGGCTCAATCGCCCTCTGTAGCGCCTGCGCCAGGCCTGCGCCGGTAATGGTCACCGTGCCCCTGGTCGAGTGCCCGCCACCGGCCGCGCCCGTCTTGCCGGACGTGGACCCCGCCCTGCCGCTGGACAGCCCGTCCAACGTCGAGGCGCTCATGGTCCGAGACGACGTCCTGCGCGGATACATCCATGGATTGGAGAGCTGCGTGGAGTGCTACAGGAGGCAGGAGCGCTGATGGCCTACCACGAACGCGGCCGCCACAACCCCTTTGACGCCTACATGGCCGGGTTCTGCTGGTGGCAGTCGCCGCGGCAGATCCTCATCAACGAAAAGGCCCTGAAGGCCTACACGCCGGAGGCGGGCGTCGAGACGGAAGCGTACGAGGACATGCTTTCCCAGATCGAACGTGAGGCTGAGATCAAGCGGCGGAAATATTTCGGTGTCCAGGAACACCTTGCAAACGAAACGCCGCCGGGGAGCAATCCGGCAAGTCGAGGTTGAGGGATGAGCATCCGAGACAACATACAGGCAATTGCCGATGACTTAATGTCCAAGTTTGGCGTGCCGGCCGTGTATCGGGCCGGCGGCGCCGGGGACGGGGTGGCGGTGACGGTGCGGTGCAAGACGGAGCAGGTGCAGATCAAGAACGGCGCAAAGGCGCACACTCTGGGTATCAGCGTGCGCGTCAGTGAAGTGGCCAGCGTGGACTATGGGGACACGTTCGAGATTGATGGCCAGCTCTGGGTGCTGGATTCCACGCCCCTGGACATCTGCGACATCCGGCGCACAACAGGCGGCACGCTTTGGGATCTGTCTCTGACCAGAGACGCCCGCCCAGCAGGACGGAACCGATGAGCAGTATGGACCAGTGGGTGGACGTGCCCTCCGGATACAACCGCCGGGCCAGCTATTCCGTGACCGGCACTGCCGGGGGCACGGATCTGTACACACTGCTCGTGGACTCCGGGCTGATCAAGTACGTGGATCTGATGGGCGAGAAACGAGTGGCCAAGGCTGCCACCCGGGCCATCAACAAAGGACTGATCACGCTCCGTTCCATCACCACCAAGAACCTGAGCCGAATTCTGGCCGTGCGCCAGAGCAGTATCCGGGCCACATTCAAAATCATCAAGGCCAGGTTCGAGCGGCTTGAAGGGTCGCTCCTGGCCGCTGGACCCAAGGCCTTGCCCTTGTACGAATTTTCCCCCAGCCCCAAGACGCCGGAAGCCAAACGGCCGCGCATCGGCGTCAGCGTACGCATCCGCAAGGACAGGCCACGCATCAGAGTTGCCGGGTCGTTCATCGCCCGCAGCGCCTTCAGCGGCAAGCCAAGTGTCTTCGAACGGGTGCGCAATGACAGGTCCTACCCGATCCGCCGGCTGTGGGGCCCTGCCCCGCTGGCCTACCTGCTCAACGACACCGCGCACCCGTCCACGGGCCTGCTGCTGGTGGACCAGATCGACGAAGATTTTGACGGTGTGATGGAAAAATATCTGGCCCATGAACTGGAATACGAACTGAACAACGCCCCGCAGAACGTGACCGCAGGGAGGTGGCAGGGATGAATGACCTGATCACGCAGATGCTGGCCGCTCTGGCCGCGGACGAGATCTGGCTGGCCTGGTGCCGGGACAACCTCGGAGCCATGCCCCGGGTGGTTTACGAGCCGAAGCTCCCGACGCGCGCCATCCCGGACGTGATGTATCCGTTCGTATTCCTGTACGCTCTGCGCCAGACAGGCCCGGTCGCAGCCTCGCTTGAGATTGGCGTTGGCCTGCGCGATGCGGACACGGCCTGGTCCTCGGAGGACCGTAACCCTGTGGTGCATGGCGCAGCGCAGACGGTCACGGTGGAGGTCTGCCAGGCACAGCTCAGGGCGTCGGCCATGTTCCATGAAGCTGTCAGCGCCCTCTACCGGGCAAAACTGGGCAGCGTGAACCTGGACGGCGAAACAGGCACCGTCAATTTGGACCCGTATTTCGAGGCGTATGGCGCGTTCAGCGCATCGCTCCCCCCATCAACCCGTAAACCTTTGGGCCGGTAGCCCAGGGAGGACCTTATGGCAGATCTGTATATGGGCTCCGATCCCAAAAACATTCAGTACGGCGGCGGTTTTCGCATGCACGTCAAAAAGAAGATGGACGTGGGCTGGCACGAACTCGGCCACTTCGCGGATCTGAGCGTGAAACCGGAAGTGACTACCAAGGAGCTGACCGGCAGCCGCACCGCGGCCAGGGGTACCGTGAAGACATCCCCTGACACGCAGAAGATCGGTCTGTCCTGCACGGCCTTGGAACTCTCCATCCAGAACCTCATCATCGCGCTCATGTCCGAGGGCTTCCAGGATGACAACCAGGTGGCCGGGTATCACGCCCTGGCGCAGCTCACGGTGGTCGAAGACCTCTACGTTCGGCTGGGCAAGAACGACATCTCCCTGACCAAGATCCTGGTTGGCACCATCACCGGCGGTCCCTACGAGATTGGCGAGACCGTGACCGGCGGCACCAGCTCCGCCACAGGCACCGTGGCCTGGACGGCAACCGGCCTGCTGGAGCTGGTCAATGTGACCGGCACGTTCGTGGCCGGAGAAACGGTCACCGGCGGCACCAGCTCCGCCAGCTCCACCTCCGCCTCCGTGCAGATCGTCAAAGATCTGGTGGTGGTGGACAGCGCCACGCCCACCATTCGGTATGTGGCCGGCACGGACTACGATCTGCTGCCCGACGAGGGCATGTTCCGCGTGCACAGCGCGGGAAGCATCAGCGGCAACCCGTATGTGGCCTACAACTACCCGGCCCTGTCCGCACAGAAGGCCAACTTCCTGGACGGCGGCATCGCCAACCGCGAGGTCCTGATCGTGTCCGACAAGGACAACAACGGCCCGCGCTATGAACTCTACTACCCGTCCGTGGACATCATCATGAGCGGCGACTGGACCCTGTTGACGGACGATGCCAGCGGCCTGCCCCTGCAGGGCACCGTGCTGGAGGACAGCACCCAGACGGCCGGTGGCGAGTACGGCACCATCAAGATGATGGCGGCGGCGTAACCAATGACAACGGGCGGGCATGGGCCTGCCCGTTTTTTCAGGAGGTGGCGATGGCTTTGGGGCATGATGTTGCAGCCAGGCTGATCCAGGAGATCCGCAAGACGGATATTTCCTGCTGTGCGCAGGCCTGCAGGTCCAACCATGGTGGCGAGTGCCAGTGTCGAGCGATCGACCTGACGGACGATGGCCGCTGCGCCAATTTCGATACAACCCCGTGGCCGAAAGTACGGCTGATCTCGGAGGACTGATGGAACCAATCACCGAAGACGTCAAAATCACCCCGCCCAAGACCGACCGGG